GGTTTGCCGACACGCAAGTGATGATTGCGTAAGACTGGCCGCTGTCATAGCGAGCACCTAGGATACCGTTGCTGCTTCCGGGGTACATGTCGGAATACTGCACAACAATGTAGGGCAGGAGGTTGCCGGAGTCGTCAAAGCGAAGCTTGCTGTCATCTGGGGCCGAAGTCTCGTAGACATCCTGCGCCAGCTCCTTTAGCTTGTCCGTAATCTGGTCTTGAACTGCCAGTAAATTAAGTGACATTAGTTACCCTTTTCTAGGAATGTCTTGCGGAAGTACTTAGAGTAAATCGGGGCAACCTTGGAGTTGACTTCCACCCCTGTGCGGATGACAGCAGCCATTGGCTTGATGCCGTTGCTAGTTCCCATTTCCTGCCAGCCAAAGTATTTCTTCCAGGTTCTGACCCAGCCGATTTCAACTACAGCCCTGCTCTTACCTGTTCTGCGCTGCATGTAGGTCACGGAGGCGTTCATCAGGCCAGTCTCACGCCTTGTGGCATACTTGCCCTTCATTATCTCTTTACCCATTTTACCAACCTCAGTAAGGAATGGGGATAGGCTAGCAGAAAACTCGCCTTCCTTTTCAATGGCTGGGATGTTGAAGGACATAAGCTGGTTGCCCTGAGCGTTGCGGTCCTTGACCGCGTTGGCCGAGATGTAAGTGCCGTAGCCCTTATTGGTTCTATTGAGCTTCTTAGTCAGCTCTCTGGCCTCTTTGTTCATATCTTCCAAAGAGCGACGGGCTGAACGGAGACTTCTCTCAGCATCGCTGAAGTCAAAAGATACTGTGAGCTTGGTTCTGAAATTACTCTTGCCAGAGCTGCTATAAGCCTCAGAGCCTAGGTCTCTTACTCGATTGCTTCTAGGCATTTGTCGGGTCCAACTCCGTGTCAACCCTGCACAGGAGGGTACGCTCCCAGGCGTTGCTGGAGTTTAGGACACCGATAACAACGTAGATAAACTTCTCTAGGTTGGTGTTGTAAGGCGAAGCGGTTACGCGAATTCTGTCGTTCGGCCTGATGTCAGGCACAACGCCATCAGAGCCTTCGAGAGTGTTCTTGCCGTATGGCAGAATCACTCGGACGTTCTGGATAGTGGTTGGGTTGTACTCAAGCGTAGTCTCGGTCACGGAGGCGACTGGCTGGATGCGAGCAGGGCCGGTGTAGAGTGCTGTTGTGGTACCAGTCCAAGTGTTGGTAGTGGCATTGTAAGTCTGGTCGCCAGAAGCTGGGTTATAGATGTCCACAGTTGCGAGTTGCAAAGCGTAGCCCACGCCCTGATTGTGAGTCAGCCAGCGTGGGTCTACAGCGCCTCTAGAATTTAAAGCCATGAGTTATCGGGCTTCGTAGTAAACGAGACAATTGCAATCTCCTCGTACGAGTCCTCTGCTTCGTCCTTGTCTGCTTCAGCCTTAAGCTCAGCTGCCTGTGCACGAAGCTCAGCTCCTAGCTTAGCGCCGTCAGTAGTGTAGTCGGCGGTGCGAATAACCTTGTTGATTAGGGCTTCGCTGGTTGCAAGCACAAGCTTAGCCTGAGCCGCTGCTCGCTTTACGTTGTTGCTGTAAAGGGTAAGGAATGCCTGAATCTGGGAGTCGTTAAACAGGTAGGCCGCAGAAGCAGTTGGGTCTGCTAGGTTATCTAGCTGCTCAACGTCTGGAATAAGTAGGCGGACCTGCCCGATTGCGGTCGAGTAGTCTGGAGGAGTTACGTCTGGAGTCGTAGGCATGATTCTATTGTATCCTACTGGGTTTCAGTTTCCAAGTCAAATACTACTGGCTCCCAGTCTCCGGCCTCTTCATTCCAGGAGTACATTAGCTCACCCTCAGGATAAGCAACTGGGGCATTCCAGAGGCATGTCCCTTCATCTAGAATCCAAGATGCAAATGGTTTTGGCGGGATGAAGGCATCTCTCTCTTCGTCATAGGTGAAGCCAATGCCTGCATAGTTCTTGCGAATGTTTCCGTTGTAAGAAGTCCGAACGCAACGCTGACCGCGGAAGTCGCCGTACCACTCCTCAGGGGTCTTGCCGTCTAGCAGCTCAGTTTCCTCGGCTCCAACAATTACTTCAGTGACAATGTTGTCGTCGTCTAGAAATGCGTAGTGCGCCATTATGCCCCCAGTGCTGCAATCTCAGCCTCAGTCAAACCGAGTGCTGCCAGTTTTGCTTGTGCCGATGCCTTGGCTTCTGCCTTAGCTAGTTCCTCTGCCTCACGCTCTTGCCTCTCAACTTCGGCCTGAGCAATTAGTGCCTCACGCTCTGCCACTTCCTCAGGGGTTAATGGCACAGTGACTTGCTCTCCAGTTGCGCAATCGACAATCAGCTTAGTTAGTATTTCGTCCATGTTTATTCTTTCTTTTTAAATATTTAAGAAACAGTAGTAGTACTATCAGTTCCGGCGCTTATGCCATAAAGTGTAGCAGATGAATTTTGTAGGAAGTTTGAAGAATCAGTAGCAGTTAAAGTTATAGTACTTATAGCTGCCTGGGTTGAAGGATTCCACAACCCAGCCTGAAGCATCATGTATGTTGATGAACCATTATTTTCGCTAGTAACTTCCTGGCTAAAACTTTTTGGGCTGTTACTTCTATAATTTGGAAAATAATAAGACGTGTTTGAAAAAGTATTTGCAGTTGAATTTCCTGCCGGGACATCGTGCATAAATCCGTTACTTCCCAAGCTTCCACTTGAAGCACTTGCTCCATCTGCGTATAAATAGCGAGTAGAAATATTGGTACTTACGCCATTGATTGACAGGTTAACGCCTCGGAATGTGCCAGCGTAACTGTGCCTTAAACTAAAGACTAAAAGCAAATCAGTGTATGTCTGTGGAATTGAGCTAAAAATAACACTCGTCTGAGCTGAACTTAATTCAACGTGCTTTATTCTTTGCATTGTCATGCTCTTACTCCGTAAAGACTAAAGGTTGAACCCGAAGCAAAGCTAATGCTTGAGGTATTGAAAATGCTGATTGTGCTAATGGCGTTAGTGTTTGCCCATCTTCCGCCAATTGCTTCAACTCCCAGCCCTGCGTCATTGTTGCGGACCAACACTGCTTTGTGTTTATCTGTTGCCGAATAATCCATAATTTGAGCAATGATGTTTCCGTTGCCTGAAGTGTTGATTCCGAAGGCGGCAGCAAGGTTCAGGAACGTATCCGTAGTAATTGAAGCAGAAGCAGCACTAGAGCCGTTTCCGGTCATACGAACATAAGGGTAATTAGTTCCAGTGTCGCTGTTGAATCTGGCAACAACTGCTGGATTCCCCGTTGTAGATTTTGCCTGAATAACCAGAATCAAGTCCCTGTAAGTTGCAGGAATAGACGAGAAGATGACTTCGCTATCTGTGCTTGCAAGTGTAATAGTCGCTAGTGCTATATAAGTAGGAGTTCCCATTAGGTTGCCTTAATTCCGTAGAGTGAGAAGCGAGAGCCTGCAGATAGGTTTGCGGAAGCGGCGTAGAACCTAATTGAAGTTAGAGCGCTTGTGTTTAGCCATACTCCACTTGAAAGAGCTACACCTGACTCTGAATTTCTAACAGTTCCACCGCTTAAGCTGCGAATGACTTTGTTTTTTGAGGTTTCGAAAGGGTCAAGAAAATCCACAACATAAGCGGAATAAGCACCTGTTGGCGATGTGCTTGCTTGAATATAGCTATATAAGTCAATATTGCTTGTGTTGCCAGCCACACCTGCAAAGACAGTATTTCCAGCACCGACTACACCGTGTGCCCTGTAATTTGCTCCAGTGTCACCGTTCAATTGAATGAATGCGACATCTCGGTCAAGCCCTGCTCGCTCACCTCGAACAACCATTCTTAGTTGCAAATGCTGATAATCGTTGCCGTAGGTTGCGCTCAGATTGCTAAAAGTAACTGAAGCTTGTGACCCACCTAGAGTTACAGTTTCCAACAACTCATAAGCGTATGTCTGAGTTGGGATTTCTGTAAATACAACATTACCAGTTCCGGCCGTAAATGTAGTGATATTAAAACCGCTTAAGTTAGTGGTTGAATGAGTCAATCCAACATCAGCATTTAATTGATAGTTATCTGGGTATCTAACAATTACCACACCAGAGCCACCAGCTGCGGCATTGGAGGAGTTCTGGTAGCTTCCACCACCACCACCACCGGAACCAGTATTTACCTGACCAGCCGTAGCATTTCTTTCTGGCCCAGAGTAAGGCTGACCCATGCTGGCACCATTACCGCCACCACCAGAGCCGCCATCGCCACCTACTGAAGGAGAACCGGCACCACCACCACCACCGGCACGAGTCACAGATGTGCCGGTAATTGTCGAAGCTACACCGCTACCTCCAGCACGTCCGCCAGAGTCATTTCCTCCGTCAGCACCTTGACCAGCAGCGCCACCGCCACCTGCAGTTCTCCAAGTATATGGGTAGTTACTTCCGCCTGCGCTTGTTTGGTTTCCACCGCGGTAACCCTGTCCAGCAGTTCCAGCTCCACCGTTAGCTCCACCGCCACCGCCGCCGGAACCACCTGCTAAACCTACAACTGCACCGCTTCCACCGCCACCGCCACCTAGCGCAGTGATTGACCCGAAAACGGAGTTCCCGCCATTGCTTCCAGCATTGTCCTGTGCCCCGCCGTTGCCACCCGCTCCAACAGTAACAGTTAGGGAATTAAGAGTTAAAGCAATAAGAGCAGCTTCTGCTGATGTGCCGCCACCTGAAGTTCCGAATGAGGTACGATAACCGCCAGCGCCGCCACCACCACCTTGGCCGCGACCACCACCACCGCCACCGCCACCGATAACTAGGTAGTTTAAGTTAAATGCTGCTGGAACCCTTGATACCGCACTTGCAGAGCGATACCATTGAGGGTTCTTCAATGAAGCAGTTGAAAGTTTTTGGATAGCCATAATTCACCTATATTGCATATCTTACGATGACGATACCAGAGCCTCCAGAGTTTCCAAAGCCGCCACCGCCGCCGCCGCCAGTATTGCTCATTCCGTTGTCTCCTTCGCCAGTTCCTATGGTGCCTCCACCGCCATTGCCACCACGTTGCGTAGTGTCACCTTGACCTTGGCCTTGGCCACCGCCAGCATACCAGCGAGTGCCAGAAACATTGTGCCCAGTACCCGTGGCAGCCCCCCAAGCAGAGTAGGCTGATGAGCCATTTCCGCCAGAGCCACCGCGGATGGTTCCATCGTTGTAAAGCGAACCACCCGCTTGAGTGGCACCACCACCGCCACCACCGCCATAGGCAGAGCTGCCAATTCCACCACCAGCATTACCCTGTCCGGCTGTTCCGGCACCGGCGCTAGATGCGTATCCAGCTCCACCACCAGAGCCACCAGTAATAGCTCCAGGTCCACCAGTTGAAGCGCCGCCAGAGCCACCTAGTGCAGACGGTAAATTACCAAATGTAGAATTTCCGCCACTTGCACCATATCCAGCGCCGTATCCGCCACCTCTTACGCCAGCGCCACCGGCACCAACAGTAACGGTATAAAAAGTTGCAGCCAGCGATACGTTAGTGTAGCCTAGCAATCCGCCCGCTCCGCCGCCGCCGCCGTACCACTGTCCAGCTGCTCCGCCTCCGGCAACAACAAGCACATCTGCAGTAAGATTTATTGGAGTTGTAAAAGTTCCTGAAGAAGTAAAAACATGATAGCGGTACCCGCCGCTAACTATAATAGTTCCGCCAGTTGGGTTAGGCCCTTCATTGCCGGCAAGAAAAGAGGAGTATTTACTGAAGTTTAATATGGTAGAGCGAATAAGGCTTTTAACTGCCATTTAGCACCCCTTAAGGCGTAATCTCAGCGCCAAATACGTTGAAGCTCAAGTTAGCAGTTGAGGCGTAAACAGTAATAATTTCAGATGGGTCCAAAGTTAAACCAAGAGTTAGGGTTGTGGAATCCCCACCACCAACAGCAACGTCATATGCGATATAGTGCTGGTTTGCTATAGTTGCACCATTTAGCCTGATTGCAATACGATAAGTAGCTACGGTCGATGCTCGGTTCGCAACTACGATAGTTGAGACTACCGTTTGAGTATTGGATGGCACAGTATAAATATCAGTGTTGGTAGTCGCGTTAGGAGCCGACTGGCCTAGAACCTTATAAGTTGTTGGCATTGCATTCCTTCTTTAAGTCTTTATCTATTCTATCAGGCACCCATGAGCAGGAAGCTGGAGATAGTCTCTCCAGTAGCTGCCGGTGCAGCATTCACCCAAGAAGTCCCATTGTACTGAATAATCTGACCAGTAGCTGGGCTTGTGACAGTTGCAGAAAGCTTGCCGTTAATCTGAGTTTGGATTGCTGAGGTTACGCCGTCTAGGTAACCAATCTCAGTTGAGCTAACACCGGATACAACATCCTGCTTGCTTGATAGGTCAATAGTAGCCCAAGAGGCATCTGTGCCATCAGTGGTTAGGTACTTGCCAGTGTTGCCAGTCTGCGATGGGAGGGCATCAATATCTGCGTTAACCCAGTCGGTTCCATTGTACTGAAGAATCTGACCATTTGAAGGCGAGCTTAGTGCAACATCGTGCATCCACTCAAGGTGGAAGTTTCCAGGGACAATTCGAATTGAAATCTGACCAGTAGTAGCATGGCTTACGGTGATAGAAGCTACTGCCAAATCGTGCTTTGGGCGAACCTTTGTAAGCTTGCCGTCTACGGTTGGGTGGGCGTAAAGAATATCGCCGGCATCCCAATCCTCGTCACCAACAGCCAGTGCGCTTGCAACAGTTCCACGAGTGTCTAACCCAGTAAGGGTTCCAAAGCTCATCACAGTTCCGTTTACGCCGCTTGCGATGTTTGCAGTTGCAATACCCATAACTAGAAGCTCTGAGTCCTGCAGCCCAGTCACTTCAAATGGTGCAACGTCGATTCTTCCGCTAGGCTCTGCGCCAGTTGCCGCTACAAGAGTTCCCTTTGGGATTGTAGCGCCAGTATTGTTACGCACAAGATAAGTGGTATTGGAGTTGGATGGATAGGTAAGGGCGGTCCAGGTCGATGTTCCATTACCGTACTTTACTAGGCCAGTGTCAGTCTCAAGGCCGACCTCACCAGCTGCTAGGATAGGGTTAGTGCTAGTCCAGTTAGCAGCAGTATCGCGTCTAAACTTAATTACAGTTTGTGCTGGCATTATTTAATCCTTAATGTCTTAGATAATTTTATCATGCAGTACCGCCGTCGATTACGAGAGCATCGTAGTCGAGGCCGATGGTGTTAGAGGAATAGGTAATTGGAGATGAAGCAGATAGGTCTCCAAGGTCACCCTGTGGACCCTGAGGTCCTTCTGGACCGACCTCTCCGCGGTCTGCAACTGGAGTCCAAGATGCGTTGATAGAACCTGGAGTTGGAGGATATCCTGGGTTAAGCGGGTTGCCTGTGCGGTAGTAGAAGCCGCCTTGGTAAGTTACTGCGTCTTTTAGATTGTAGCTAACGCCGTTGTCATACGCACCAATGAATGTCCAAGGTTCTGGTCCTTGCTCGCCTTGGATTCCCTGCTCACCCTGTACTCCCTGCTCCCCCTGAGCGCCAGTAGCACCAGTCGCACCAGTGGCACCTTGAAGGGCTAGTGGGTACCAATAGGTTGAGGCATTAGTTGGCTCTTCGCCAACAGGAGGATTGCCAGATGCAAACCAAGAAGCACCTTCCCAGAAGACTGCATCGTTGTTGACGTAGTCAACTGCGTCATCCCACTCGCCCTGCCACTCAATACCAGTGGCACCAGTAGGACCGATTGGACCGGTGTCGCCGGTATCGCCCTTGTCACCCTTGTCCCCCTTGTCACCTCGCGGGATAGTGAAGTTAAAGATTGCAGCACCTGAGGTGCCAGCGTTGGTTACGCTTGCGCTAGAACCAGCGCTACCAGTAGTTACAGTTCCAACCGAGATGGTTGCCGCGGCTCCGGTTGCACCAGTTGGGCCAGTCGCTCCAGTTGGACCAGTCGCACCAACAGTGTAGTAAGTGCCATTAGCGCCTGGAACTGGGCTAACAGTAGTTAGGTCTACAGTGGTGGAAGAAGGAAGCTCAATTGAGAAAGATGGGATTGGTACTGGAACATCATCCTGCGAGGTCAGTCTGAACTCCACAGTCCAAGTCCAGTCAACTGGGTTCATGTCAGCGTCGTCGGTTGCTACCAGCTTGATACCGCGGGTGGTTCCGTAGCCGCACAGGTAGCCCTCTGAGTCAAGGGTTGCCTCGACTACAGCTGGCAGAATGGTTACTGGGTTGGGGCTTGAGGACCCGTCTAGAAGCTTGATTGGGCTAGGGCGGAAAAAGATACTGCCCTTAGCCGGAATGCCATCTGGCTGGTCGCCTGAATCGTTGCTGTCGGCATACGCCAGAAGAAACTGTCCAACAACAGTTCCGTAGTTTACGTTAGTAGGTAGGGCCATTATGCTTCCATTCTATTAGGCAGTCCCGCCGTCAATTTCGGTTGGTCGCTCTAGAAGCCCGTAGTCTAGGTCGTTCCAATTGTTAATTCCATCGCCAAGTTTGATAAGTTTTGTGTCGCTCTCAACGCCTAGCTCACCCTGTGCTAAGACTGGGTTTGCCGATGTCCAAGCTGCAGCGGTATCGTTTCTAAGCTGTATCTGTACTGCCATTAGAAGCTACTCGCATTTCCGCCCACTAGCGGGCTAATTCCACCATACACGCTGTTGGCCTTTCCTCCATCAATGTTACCATACGGTTGACCGTCAGCACCGTCTGCACCTGCAGGACCTGTTGCTCCAGTCTCTCCTTGAGGCCCAACTAAACTTGCAAGCCATTCGCTCTCAGTTCCGGTAAAGCCATCTAGCTGTGCTACTTGATAGGCGGAAAGTCCCGTAAGACCTTGGTCCCCAGTGTCGCCCTTAGGCCCTTGAGCACCAGTAGCCCCAGTTGCGCCAGTCGGACCTTGAGGACCCACTTCGCCCTGCGGACCCTGTGCTCCATCCGCACCGGCTGGTCCAGTAGCACCGACCGAACCTTGAGGTCCTTGAGGTCCCATAGGACCCATAGGTCCCGTGTCACCCTGCGGACCGGTAGGTCCAGTTGCACCGGTAGGACCTTGCTCGCCCTGCTGACCTTGGGGGCCGGTTTCTCCTTGAGGTCCTGTAGCGCCATCTGCACCATCAGCGCCTGCAGGTCCAGTTTCACCCTGAGGCCCAGTGTCGCCTTGCTCGCCCTGAATACCTTGAATACCTTGAGGACCTTGTTCACCTTGGTCTCCTTTCGGGCCTTGTGGACCAGCTGGCCCCTGAGGACCACGTGCTCCATCAGAGCCTGACGCTCCGCTTCCGCCCTGCTTCTTGTCGATGCGGACAATTTCCTTCTCGACCTTATCAGCCCACTCTTGGGACTGAGGCGGAAGATTGCTGTCCGGAAAAATAATCATCGTCCTACTATTCTATCAGGCAGTTAGAGGAAACCCGCCCCGGAGATTACTCAACAGGGCGGGCTTACAGTGCACTATAAAGTTGCAGAAGGAGGAGCCGCAACTGGTTATATTATACCACGGGATAAAACTATGCAGCCTTTAATAGCTTTAGCTCATCCATTCTAAAACCGCTCCAGATGCGTTCTCCCGCCATTACAATCGGGGCCTGGGTGAATCCCTTAGCCGTGACCATTTCGTACGCCTGTGGGTCATCTTGGAGCTTTACCTCCACAAATTCAATCATTTCTCGTTGCAAGTAACGCTTAGTGCTATCGCACTGGACGCAGGATGGCAGGGTGTAAACAGTTACTTGAGACATAAAATAATCCTTTTTAGTTTTTAGGGGGTTGACTATTATACATCCACCTAGAAACAGAAAACCCCCACCCGAAGGTGAGGGTTTCTGCAACCAAGAAGAGGTTAGATTTATGAACCTGCACCAGTCGATGCGATGGTTCCGGTTGGGACAATGAAGCCACCGGTTGCGATGTGACGAATTCTCATCTCGAAGTCGTCGTTGTCGAACGAACCCTCACGAGCAGGAACGTCGCCGCCACCTAGGTAGGTGCCACCGTTCATCTTGATACGTAGCTCAGGAGTCTCGTAACCACGTAGGAAGCCTAGGGCTACACCTGGGTTTAGGGACTGTCCTGGGACTGGGATTAGGAACCAGTAGTTGCCAGCGCCAGAGTTAATCTTGGTTAGCCAGTCGTTGACAACAATCTCAACCTGAGAACCGATTGGGTTTCCGGTTACAAGAGAGGTTACGGTTGAACCAGAGGTGGTCTCGGTACGCACAGACTGAACAGCCAGGATACGACGAGCGGTCATCTCTAGTGAACGAGGGATTACTAGGGCAAAGCGGGTCACAGGAGTGATTAGGTTGCCGTTGTAGGTCTGCAAGTTAGCAGCCTCGATAGCGTCCTCTAGGGACTCTAGGGATAGAGCTGGGTTGCCAGAAAGCAAGTTCTGGTTACCGGACTTGAAGTTGGTGGTGTTTAGACCGCCAGCTGCAACTAGCTGCTTGGTAACTTCTTCGTCTTCCTTGCCAGCTGCCTTTTGTGCAAGCTCAAGTGGTAGACGCTCTAGTAGACCAATCTGACCGTCGTTAACGATGGTCTCCCATGAGAAGCGGATACGAGTTCCGGCCTTCTTCACAGCCATGGTCTGCTCGGTTACGGAGAACCAACCAGCGGTTGGGTACTCGCCGTACTCGGCAACGGTAGGTAGCGAGCCATCACGGAACTTGTCGCCTGCGTTGTCTAGACCCTCGTCCTCGTAACGCATGCTCTGGAAGGTTACTGGGCGGAAGTCGTCTACTACTAGACGGGTTGCGAAACGGTCCCATACCTTAGGCTGAGCTGCGTAGTTCTCCAACATAATCTTGTTGATGGTTGGAGCAAGCTGTACTGGCAGGTCAGAGGTAGAGATACCTTCCTGTAGCTTTAGCTTGTCGGAGCGGTCGCCGCGTAGGGCACCTTCAAGAAGCTTTGCAGCCTCTAGCTGACGTGCGGTAATCTTTTCAGTCATTCTATCTATCCTTAGTTCTGAGCCAAGCGAACAACTACGTCAGTAGTGGTTACCTTGATAACGTGGCCAATTAGCTTGGCGCTGGAGCTGGACTCCTGAGCCTCAGGGATGATGCCAGAAGTGCTGTTCGCAACTCCGTATGCCTTCTGTCCAACGTCAAAAGTGTCGCCAGACTTGAATGGGATGGTGAACGCACCGGATAGCTTTAGGGTAGCGTAGGTGCTTGCGTCCTCGCCTGCCTTTGCGTTTCCTAGTGCAACGCCAACGACATCGCCAACCTTTACAAACTTGCCAGAGGTGACAGAGGTGTGTACAGGAAGGGTGATTTCATTAGCATCTACGTAAATCTCGTTAAGAGCCATTTACTTTTCCTTACTTCTTCGAGATGCGTGCGACAATAGCGTCGAACTCATCGGTCTTTGTGGTGGTGATTGCTTCCTGAATAACGCCAAAGGTGTCACTCGCAGCTGCAGCTGACTCGGTAACTGCGACGACATAAGACTTCTCGTCAGCAATTAGCTCATCAACAGACTTGGTGTTAGCTTCGCTCTTAAGCGCCTCTGCCACACGGGACAGAGCAAGCTTAGGCAAGCCAGATTCGTTGAACTTCACAGCCACATCTACAGGGTCGATTGCGTCCTCAGCGTCAACCTCTTCGGCCTCAGCTGGAACTTCCTCTACCTCGGCAGGAGTGGCAGCCTCTACTAGAACCGAAATCGACTCGCGTAGAGGAGTGAGAGCCTCAACAAGGGTGGACTTAAGGTCGTCAATAGCGGCCTCAAACTCTTCCTTTGTAATCATGCTTTCATTTCCTTCCGATACGGATTCCGAAATCTCTACGACTTCATCGTCCTTTCTAGTGTAGCTTTCGAGAAGAGTCAAGAACTTGCCTCCAGCTCCGGCTACGGTTACAACATCTACGCTCGTCAGTGGGTCTGCCACCAAAGTTTCGATGATGGGTCCGGTACGACCCTCTGCCTCGCCTACGTTAGCTTCGCCAAACGCGTGGATAGACAAACCTACATCCTCAGCCATCTCCCGAATAATCGGGGCATAGTGAGAATAAAATTCAACGTCCGCATAAAGTGCGCCTTCTTGGAAGACGGCATCAGAAGCTAGCTTGCCAGCAAGCTGATGCACGTCACGCTCAGGACGGTCTGAAGACTCCGACATGGAGGGATGATTCATAAAGACTTTGGTGCCCTTCTTGAAGACACCTGGGCCATATGCGGCCAGCATGGTAGCAGGGTAGTATCCGGAGGAACCCCAACCGGACTCGATAACCTTGACGCGCCACTTGTTACCCTTTGTGGTAACAGGCGCAAAGCCTAGCGACTCGCTTAGCTGAACTGCCATAAAATCTCCCATGAATTAATCATTGGGATTAATTATACCAGACTGTTATGCTGTGGGGTTTGCGTCAGCTTGAGCGAGGTCGTTTGCGTTGTCCTGCATTGAGCCTACAGCGCCAGAGTTGCCCTGAGATGGTATAGCAGAACCGCCGTCGGCTGCTGCCTGTACTCCTGGAGGAGTGCTGTGAAGTCTAGGCACGTCTAAGGTCTCGATGACTGCCTCGCGGTACTCGTCGTCCCAGATTGCTCCGGTCTCGTGAGCAAGTGCAAGTGCCTGCATCAAACGCTGGCTTGGCTCAGACTCAATCTTAGGCCAGTTAACCTGTGCGTCGCGGATGCCCAAGAACTCCATGATACGCTTGTAGAACTGGGTCCAGACGTGCTGTCTGGCCTCCATTGCCTTTAGGGTTGGCACGTCCAAAGTTTGTGCGGTGCCGTAGGCACCCGAACTTCCTGGGTCAGAAAGTAGTGCAACAACCGAAACCTCAAGCGCCGATGCAACCATCGAGCCAAGCGGACGACCATCGGTTAGGTCCACGCTTCCAGCTCTTGGCATCGAGCTAAGCTCCATGTCCGAACCTAGCACAGCGGTGGAGCCAGCTGATGCTGGAGTCGCAATCGCAGCCGCGGCGTTCTGAACGCCAGCCTTGGTCTTGGACTTTAGCTGCCATGCGAACATCGACAGAGCCTTAAGCATACGGCTTCCATCTTTCAGGAACTCGTTGTAGGCGTGCGCCCATGGCACAGCTGGCAAAGCGTCAGGGGTTCCAAAGGTGCGGCCAGCCCTGCGGTTAACGCGGCTTGGGAACATCAGGAACTTTGCGTCCACAGGGTACTCGCCAATGCGTGGAACATAGCGGCCGTTGGCTGGCTTGTAGGTGTCAACTGGGTACCAGATGTTTAGCGCAACATCCTGACTGCCCTGGCCAGCTAGGTTCTGACCCTTTCGGGTCCAGGTGCGACGGATGTACCAAAGCTCTTCTGGGTTGTCTGGGTTAGTAACCACAGCACTAATCTCAGAGAACGGCACTCGCTGGAACTGCTTGGTGGAGACATTGCCAAGCAAGAAGAACTGGCCGTCAGTGAAGTGGCTGCGCTCGTTGATTGCCTGTGCCTCAGGCGAGAAGATGGTGTCTTGGTTCACAGGGTCATCAATGAAGCGCTTGAAGCGAGGCTGTAGCTCGCCAAAGCTTAGGCCCTTGCCGAACACGTAGCTGGTGCGAAGGGCAGCTCCACGCTTTAGAAGTGGGTTACCTTCGGTCAATTCGCGGATTCGCTTGGATGCGTCCTTCAAATCCTGCAGTGCAAACTCATCTACGCTCGCAGCAGCACTTACTTCGTTCCAGCCATTGTCATCAAATGCCAGGATAGCCTGCGCCATCGAAGCGTAGGATTCCTTAAGCATCTCATTTTCGTTAGCAATTGCTGCAAATTGCTCGGTAAGTTTGCTGAAATCCATAGAAAAATCCTCTAAAAGTCGAATAAAACTATTCTACCATGACCAACTGGACAAGAATGGGTCCTGCTTCTCCAGCATTGAGTAGTCCATTCCAATGACATCGCCAGGCTTTTTGTCGCCCCATGGGTTATTCAGCAGGCCAGATAGGTCGGCACAAGCGTAAACCGCAGCATCCAAGGAGTCCGGAGACTTAACTCCGCGGCTTCGCATGTCGTCCTTAGACTCAATTAGGATTGCGCCCTTGGGTGTGAACTTGTAGCTAATCATCAAGATTTCCTCAAGCAGCACCTTGTCATCTGGGTCTAGGTCTATCTTGCCTGCCGAGAGGCCTTCCTTAAGAGCATCGTAGTTCGCTGCTCTTGCATTGTGCCAACGAGTTTTATCAGGGCTAGCAGCAGAACCATACATGGAAATAACAAGATACTTGCCATCACTAAGAGCGGCAACAAGGTCAACAACAGGGCCACCAAGACCAGCCGCGTCAATACGTACTTCAGATACAGCATTATCAATCGCCATCCTATGGATTCGGTTTGCGGTCTCAGTTGCGGTTGCCTTCGACCAAGTTTCTAGGCGGCGTAGCCGCCCGCCGCGATTTATGTAAGCTACGCTATCGTCTTCACCAAAGCGAGCAACGTCGACACCGAGCACAGCCTTGACGGTCATATCCTCTTGGATGTCCGTGTCGATACCCTTGTCGATGTTCGACTGGGAGAAGAAAGTGTTATCGGCTTCGTCTGGGAACTCGGCCAGAATCTTTGAGCGGTAGCGGGCAGAGTCCTCGCCCCAGGAAATCTTTTGCTTTTCAACCCAAGTTGGCTGGATTAGAAGCGGCAGCAGTTCCGGAGGAACGCTGTCCTTTTCTGCCGTGAAGTTGGGGGTGTCGAACGCACTAATCTTAATCTTGTGCCAAGTTGGGTCATCACGGAAAATCTTGTGAAACGGGGTTCCTCTGTTGTCAGGGTTTCCAATTGCCAAAACCCTAGCGCCCTCGGTGTTGGTCACAGCTTCGGTAGCGGTGTAAAGGTCCTCCGGAATACCACCGGCCTCATCCAGAATCACCATCACGTATCTACGGTGAATACCCTGGAACGCAGACACGATGTCTTTATCTGCAGGTCTGCGGCCGAAGGCAATTACAGTTCCGTCATCCAGCTTCCACTCCTGGCCCTGAGTGATGTAGCCCGGCAGCTTGTGCCCATGCTTCTCGGCCAGCTTGAAGTTATCCTGAATCTCACGGAACAGCACTCGTGCAATCTGTACGTACGTTGGAGCCGAACAAATCAGCGCTACGTCGTAAGGGTCGTGAGTTGCAATCCACCAAACGCCTAGCATTCCAGCAAGCCCCGACTTGCCCGCACCGTTGCAAGAGACTACCGCAGTGTGTGAGTTATCCACAACCGACTTAGCAATCTCCTGCTGCTTGGACCACATGTGCTTACCAAGCACTTCTTTGGCCCAGAGCGCTGGGTCATTCAGGTATTCTTGCTTCCGACTTCTGAGCCTTAGGTCAGAAATCACAGCATCTAGGACGTTTTCAATCATTTCTTTTTATCTGTAGAGTAGAAGCCCTCGCCTTTAAAGCTCACGCTTCCAACTCCAAAGCCCTTCTTCAGCGGCTTCCCACAGTGACAGTAAAGCCTAGGCGATTCCTGCATCCCGTGGAAGATATCCTTCTGGTGGCTATTCTCACATTTATAGGTGTACGTCGGCATCTAGCCTTCTCTCAATCTCGCGGTTCAGGTACCAGACTGCCTTACGCAAGTCCTCAATCGGCTTCCCCTTGTGGTCCGCCCTGATGATGTACTTTAGCGCATTGCCCATGCAAAAGTTAAAGTGCTCGGTAATCTCAATCGCCTCCACCGGCAGGTGGGTGTAGTGCGGCGGGTGATTGATTTTGTCAACCTCATAATCCCAGTCGTCGCTATCATCGTGCCACTCGAAGGTGTCAATATCTTTAAGCCTACCCATTTACATTTCCTCCATTAGTTCAAACTTCGCTCGCTGCAAACCCTGTGCGACTAGCTCATCTAACTCGGCCAGTCCGACCTGTGGGTACCTGTCGGCCAGTTCCCTCTTTGCAAAGTCTAGAGCTGCGTCCATTGCCCTCAGCAAAATCTTCTGCTGGAACTGGGTCAGCTTAATGATGTTCTCATCCAGCACAGTCTGCTGGCTGTCTAGCCTCTTGCCGATTGTCTCCAGGGTCCTAAGCAAAACGCGGGCTGCCTCTGGGTCCTGCCCGTCAATCGCCTGAGTGCGTAGCGAATCCTTTAGTTCGTGCAGCTCAGCCAGCAATAGCTGGCGCTGCTCCATCTCGGTCCACACGTCACGGGAGGCAAGTAGGTCCTTGACCTTCTCCAGCGCCTGAGCAGCTGGGATGCCGGTGGCCTTTTCAATCTCGTCACCAGACTTGCCGCCAGCGGCGGCTCGCAATAGAATCTCGTCTATTACAGATACGGCCTTGCTCATCACAAACCCTTAAGGCGCTTGCGGTCTGCGGCTTCAGACTCTGGCAGGTTCACAGCGTGGCCAAGTACCTTCTCAAGGGTGTCGACCTTGGCATACAGCGCTCCGACCAGCCCAAAGAGTTCTTCGATTGCCTCATCAAGGTCTGCGTTCGTTGGTCCGGCGCTTTCCTCTGGGGTTGGTTGTTCGGTTAGTCCTCTAGACATAAAGCTCGTTTCATTAAAAATTACAGCGAAAAATTTTTTTATCCTGGAATTTTACCAGATTACTTTTTTCTAGCCAATTCTTTTAGGGAATCTTCATGC